AATGAGCGGCTTTCTCAAAACCTTTCGGAGTTGTAAGCATGTCAGCAAATTTCTTTTTATTCTCGTCATTAAGTGCGCCATGCACCATATGAATGGCTTTTGCTGCACCGTGACTGACTTTTAATTTGCTACCATCAGCAAATTTAAAATGTTTTGATGCAGATGTTACACCATCACCTTTTTGTGCGAATGCAGCAACTTGATCTAGATTTTCCATTACATCTTCAACTTCTTCAGCTTGAACAGTAATTCCTTGTTGAACAATTTCGCCTTGTGTTTGACCAGAACCACCATATGGAATACTGAATACAAGATTAAGTTGTTTATTCACATACAATGCAACTCTTTTACCATCTGGAAAAATACGAATTCCTTTTCTTTGAAGAAGAAGTGCTTGTGGTGGATCTTTTGGCGCAACTGTAACAGATGATTCTGCAATCACATCACCATCTAATTCAACGTCTGCCATAATATTTCTTTTGACTGCACTGAATGCTTGTTGTGATCCAAGAGCTGCACCAGAAGTTGCTTGAAAATATGATGTGAGAACATCGCGTTGTCTTCTTGGGAGGCGAATTAAATCAACCTTTTGACCCAAATGTTTACGCAATGCTAATTTAAGCATTGGCAAATCTTTACGCGGAAGCGCACCAGCATTTACAAGCGCATTAATGCGCAGTATATGAGTGCGATCTAATTCCGCAGAATTAGGCTTCAGTGGTTGCTGTGCTTGCTGCGCTTCCGTCTGTAACGACTTCTGGCTGTCCAGCTTCTGCATCAGTTGTTTCAATTTCATTTGGTTGTTCTTCTATTCCAAGTAAATTAGAGGCTAATTCAACTTTCTTAACTTCTAATGCATCAACGACTCGATTCGAGATTGCAGCATTAAAAGCAGTCATAAATGATTCTTTATCACCTGCTAGTGCAGCATTAACAATATTGATAGTTTCCATTATTATTTCTCCAATTATTTAGTAATCTGTGCACTAAACGCTTGATTCAAATCTGGTTCTGCGCTTGATGCAACACTTTGAGATAGAGTATTTGCCACTTCTACACTTGAAGGAGTTTCACCTGGAAGAGGTATATTAGCCTGTTCTGCGGCGATTTCTTCATCCATCTTTTCGATATCTTCTTCGTTAAGGCGAAGAACGTTCTTTTTGATCCATGCTTTTGAAAAGTATGTTCCGACGTATGGATCAATTTGCGTCATAATTTGTAATCTTGACGCCATAAGTTCTGATTCCTTGAGTTCTGTAAAGTTATTGTCCTTTAAGAAGTCATAATGAATCTTTTCTTTCATATCATCCCATTCGTCTAGAGAGCAAATACCCTTTAGAGCGAGTTGGCGAGAGAGCAATTCATCAAACAAAATACTAAATTTTGCTCTTAATCTTGTGACAAATTTGTTAAATTTAAGTTCATCGCGTGTAATTTCTGTTGCACGACCGAGTGTGTAGGTCGTTGCAGTATCAAGACGAGAAACTGGAACATTCAATGACTTATAAAGTTTCTGTTCAAAGTAACGAACGTCTGATAATTCGCCAAGGTTTTGTCCTGGCGGAAGTGTAGTAATTTCTGTTGATTTACCTTCACCACGGCGAGGAATCCAAAAGTCTTCCATCATTGACATAAACTTACGATCGTCTTTGACTTCACCAGTAGATGAATCATAGACAACTTTGTTACGGAATTTTGTCATCATATCGCGCAAATATTGATCAGCTTTGATCTTCGGCATGTTACCAACATCAATGTAAAATACACGACGTTCTGGTGCACGAGATAAACGATAGATAACGACAGCGTCTTCAACCATTCGGAGCTGGTTGAGGGGCTTTATCGCTTTGTGAAGGTACGATAATACAAGTTGTTTGCGCGGATCTAGCAATCCAGAGTTTATATTTACAACAGCGTCTGGTGCAATCTTAATTCCACTGTCGCCGACAGAAGATACGATTGTTTGACCAGTTGTAACTGCTTTTTCATTATAAACGTAGAATTCTTGCACACCAACGATTGTTTCAACACCAGTACGTGGTTCTTTTTTCTTGATTGGAGCGCGGACTTTCTTTGTTTTTCTGGGGTCAAGATACACAATCTCTTGGATACCAAGACGTGGTTGCTTCTCATCAATCAAAACTTGATAGAAAATTCTTCCATCAATATACCAATTACGGAAAATATCTGTGCCAGAATTAGAAAAATCAAGAATTTTAAGCACGTGATCAAACTCATCGCGAATCATGTCTTTGATGTTATCTGGTTGCTCAAGATCATCCAGTAAAAGCATGACTGAACGACCACTTTCGTCGCGAACAATACATTCGTTGACAACCTCATCAATTGCAGATTCAAGCTCTGGTTGCATTGCCATTTCACGATAACGAGTAATTAAATCGTTTTCGTTTTTAAATGCAGCGTCGAAATCAAGATAAGTGCCAAAATACCCACCAGCACTGATGTTAATCGCACCATCGTCTTGTGTGGGGGCTGTGATGGGAGACTGAATGTTGTTTAATTCAGGTTTTTTGCGGATTAATTCGAAACCGAAAAGATTTATTGCCATGGGTTACTCCATAATATGGACAAATAACGCTGATGCGTTATTCGTTTCACAAAAACCAACATTAGCGTTTAGCTCTTTTTGAACTCATGCTTTTAAGGGAACGATTAATACTTTTCAAATCATTTTTAGTTGCTTTGACTTGATTAACGCCCTTTTTAAATTGCTGAATTTTTTTCTGAAGTTTTTTAAGAAAACTTGCCATAATCAAGTCGCCGCGCTTGTTGGTGATGTCCAGTACTGGTAAGCAAACGTAACTTGGTATTCTTCGATTGTATCGTTTGAACCCCAATCTAGATCGATTGGTGAGATATCTGTTGGGAACATTCCGTTAAAGGTGTATCTCTTGAGTTCATCACCAGTCTTACCATATTGAATTACATCTGCATTGAAAGAATATCCATCTTGCAATAGTGTTGCAAGATTTCCTTCGTGACTATTGATATCAGCCATGATCAATTCAAGAGTATTGCGTGTTTCAAAATTCTCGTCATTAAGAATTGTAACAGTCCATTCTTGGAATGTTCTGTTGCCTGCATACTTAATTGCACGACCGAAGTATGGAACTTCAACCACACCGATTGTAGAACCTGGTAATTGTGCTGCCTTACAAACAAAACTAAAATCTTGACCAAGGCGTGTTACCTGAACTTCAAATAAATTCGGTCTTGCGCCATCTCCAAGAAAGTTTGATTGAAAATCTGCAATGTTAAAAGCCATTGTATTCTCCTAATGCTTAACTTTATTTATTAGAATCTACCAACGACTTCATCGAAGGTTACGCCTGTACGAACAGCCACAAAGTTCAATTGAATAAAGTTTACAGATCTTGCTGGTTTGACATAAATGTCACCAACAAACTGGTTGGCATCAATGACTGCTGGTGTGTTATTTCTTGTATCGCAAACAACACGATAATCAAAGATACCTCTGCGACCCTTAATCGTTCTCAAGAATGGCTCTACGATTGCAACGAACTGCGCTCTTGTGAATTCATCATTGAATTCGAAGAGACTTGACCGTGCGGCAAGCGCGATTGCTTTTTCTAGAACGATGAACAAGCGGCGAACATTGATGCGATCAAATGCGCTTGGCTTGCTCAACATTGTCTTATCGCCGAATAGAATCGTGCCTTCACCTGGGAATGAAACAACTGGGTTGACATTATTCTTATAAAGAGTATCGCGGTCTGATCCAGAAGGATAGTATGCGAGTTTTACAAGATTTTTGATCTGACCGCGTGCTGTTCCTGCTGGTGAGAACCATGCATCACGAACAGAGTCTGTACGAACACAGAGACCAGCAATGTCAGCATTGAGTGGAATCCAACGATAAATGTCATTGTATTTGTCATACTGATATTTCCAGCCACTATCCATCACTGCGTAAGAAGAACTTACGTTTGCGAGTGCATTCTTACGGTAATCAACGATTGCTGCTGTTGGAGTTGCGTTCTGGCATGATGCGAGATCTGGCGATACGAATGCAATACAGTCTTTGCGATTTTCTGCAACTGTTTGAATTGCGTACAACTGAACTGCTGCGCCGTGATCGCCAGTAAGAATGAGTGATACATCAACCTTTTCTGTATTTGTAAACAATCCGTAGGATGAAATTACGTTTGCAGAAACTGGCGCACCGTCTGTACCATTAACAAGTGATACTCTATAAACAGCTGTGTTGTTAATTAATTGAGCAAACGTTCTGCCTGCTGCAGTGAGTCCCCAAGAAGCTGCAGTGTTTGAAGCATCTGGATGGTTTGTTGAGTGAATATAGCGTGATGAGCGATAAATTACATCGCGGTAATAGTTTGAATTACCAACGCTATCTTTTGCGTCTGATGCCTTTGAAACGAATGGATATGTTTCAAGAACTGTGTTTGCTGTTCCGCTGAAAAGACCATCTTCATCAATGACAACAATGTGCATTTCGTCATTTGCGCCACTCAAGTTGCTCACATAGGCAGAAGTGCCTGGAGCACCAGTGAATAAACTTGCATATGTCCATGAATTGAACAATGTTGCGTCTGTATTTGCCCAAACTTCAACTTTCAAAGAGTTACCAAGTGATCCTGGGCAACGTGCTGCCCAAGCACCAACTACTGCGCTTGTCGTGTTGTAGTAAGTATTAAAGTAAACTTCGTCATTCTTAATTGCAACGTTTGAACTTGAATTTGCTACCGCAGTATTGCAGTTTGCGCCATTGTGAGCACGAACAAGGCGAATATCGTTGCCATATGACAAGAAGTTTGCTACAGTTAGGAATGAAACTGCAGTATTGTA